GACTTAGAACTCAACATATCCACAGCAGAGGAAGATAATAAGAAAGCTGAAGAATTGGCTTTCATGCTCCAAACTACTGGCAACAGCATGGACCCTGGGATTACTAAAATCCTTCTTTCAGATATCGCCCGCCTACGAAAGATGCCTGCCGTAGCTAAGAAAATTGAAGAATATGAACCCCAGCCTGATCCTCTAATCCAAATGGAGAAAGAACTACAGATCAAGCTCTTACAGGCCCAAATTGCCAAGGAAGAGGGTCTTGCTATGAAGCACAGCACTGAGGCTCAGTTGAACGGAGTACAGGGTGCAGCAACAGCTACACAGGCTAAATTGAATGATGCCAAGGCTGGTACAGAAGTAGCTAAGACAAGAGCTTTGGGTAGTGATGCAGACCTCAAGGATCTAAATTTTCTTGAACAAGAGAGTGGTGTAGGACAGGCAAGAGACATAGAAAAAATAGATATAAAAGCGGCTTATGATAAAGAAAATAAACCAAGTAAAGGAGAAGTGTAATGTCAGATGTAGTTAAAGAAATTGAGATGTCCATGGAGATTACGAAAAAGAAAATTGATATTCAGGATTGTTTAAACAGACTTAGTAAAAATACTGATTTCAAGAAGTTTATCCTTGAGGGGTTCTGCAAAGATCATGCTCTTGGTTTAATAGCTAAAAAAGTATCACCCAATTTCCAGGATGATATGAATAAGAGTTATATCGAAGGACAGCTTTCTGCTGTAGGGCATTTGCAGCTCTATATGAGGTTTGTGCAGCAGGAAGGTGAAATGGCTAAAGAATCTCTGGAAGCGGCTAAAGAGGAGAGATCACGAGCGTTAGAGGAGATTTAATGATGACCGACGAGACTACAGAAGTCATTGAGGAAGAGGAAGTTAAAGCAGAACCTACTGATCAGATAGATCCATTGGAAATGTCTGATGAAGATTTTGTTAATACTACTTTCCCAGAGGAAGTGCCAGAAGTAGAAGATACTCCTGAAGAGACTGAAATAGATGAGACAGAGGAAACTTCTCTTGTAGATGGTGAAGAAGAAGTTAAGGAGGTAGAGCAAGAAGAAGAGAATACTGATGCCACCCCTGAAAAAGAAACTGTCGAAGTTAAGCAAGATACTGATATTCCTGATGTAGATTTTGCAGCAGAATATAAAAAACTCATGGCCCCATTTAAAGCAAATGGTACAGACATTCAAGCCAAGAGTGTAGACGATGCAATTCAGCTAATGAAGATGGGAGCGGGTTTCCATAAGAAAATGGCTACCCTTAAACCCAATCTTAAACAGATGAAACTGCTAGAGAAAAATGGGTTACTGGATGATGAGAAACTAAATTTTCTTATTGATATCCATAACCGAGTACCTGAAGCAATCACAAAGCTCCTAAAGGATTCTCAGTTAGATCCTATGGATATAGATGTAAAAGCAGAAAGTGACTACAAACCAACCAGCAGAAAGATATCTGATAAAGAGCTTGCTTTGGATAGTGTACTCGATGAAATTCGTGACACACCTACATTCCAGAGAACTCTCAATGTCGTATCTCAAGATTGGGATGACGTAAGTCAAGACACCATTGCCACTGAGCCGCAAATTATTTCGATAATCAATGGGCATATTGCAGATGGGACATTTGATAAGGTCATGGAGAAAGTCACCTACGAACGCAATATGGGTAGACTTACTGGCATTTCAGACTTTGAAGCATACAAGACAGCAGGTGATGCTTTAGCTGCTGCAGGAGTATTGCAAGTACCTGGTGCGTCCAAAGCTCCCGTAAGTGTTCAACCGAACAAAGCAAAAGATTCACAGAAAGAAGCCGAACGAAAAAACAAAAAACGTGCAGCAAGCCCTACGAAGGGATCAAAGGCCACTGCTACACCTTCATTTGATCCTTTGGATTTATCTGATGAAGACTTTGCCAAACTAGATCTCAATCAATATATAAAATAATAGTGAGGCAATAAAATATGGCTGATACACCCCGAATTTACGGTACTGATGATGGATCTACCTCTTCTGTAGGTACTCAGTTCAATACTCATCTTTACCTGAAGAAGGCTCTATATGACCTTCAGAAAGAGAAATATTTCTCTCAGTTGGCAGACACTGTTGGTATGCCCAAGAACATGGGTAAAACCATTAAGAGATATCTTTACCTACCCCTCCTTGATGATGCCAACGTCAATGACCAAGGTATTGATGCTGCAGGAGCTGTGATTGATAGTGGCAATCTTTACGGTTCCAGTAAAGATATTGGAACTATTCAGGGTAAACTTCCTGCTCTCTCTGAAACAGGTGGTAGGGTAAATAGAGTTGGTTTTACTAGAGTAGACCTTGAAGGTAGCCTGGAGAAGTTTGGTTTCTTTGAGGAGTATACTCAGGAGTCCATGGACTTCGATAGTGATGCTCAGCTCGAAATGCACATTAATCGAGAAATGCTCTTTGGTGCTCATGAGATGAACGAGGATGCTCTGCAGATTGATTTGCTTGAAGCTGCTGGCGTTGTACGTTTCCCCGGTGCTGCTACTGATTTGACTGAACTCTCTGGTGAAACAGATGAAGTAACAGAAGTTTCCTATGGTGCTCTTGCTAGATTGGATATTGATCTAACCAATAACAGATGCCCTAAGCATACCAAGATTATTTCTGGTTCTAGAATGGTAGATACCAAGGTAATCCCGGCTGCTCGTATTATGTATATGGGTTCTGAGATGCAGCCTACAATCCAGAAAATGAAAGATTACCATGATAATCCTGCTTTCATCCCTCTGGCTCATTACGCTGCTGCTGGCTCTGAGATCAACGGTGAGATTGGTACTGTTGGTGCATTCCGAGTTGTGATTGTTCCTGAAATGCTACACCACGATGGTAAATCTGGAGTGGTTGGTGCTGCTGTAACTTCCAATGCTGGTTATAGGGAAACAGGTGGTTTCTATGATGCCTTTCCTATGATGGTTATTGGATCTGAATCCTTTACTACTGTTGGATTTCAGTCCTCTGGTAAAATGGTGAAGTTTAAAATTTACCATAAGAAACCGGGTGAGGGAATGGTTAGTACTCATGATCCTTATGGTGAGACAGGGCTTATGTCTATCAAGTGGTACTATGGTTTCATGCCTCTTCGTACTGAACGTGTTGCTGTAATCTGGACTGTTGCACAGCTTTAATTAATATACCCCTCCTGAAAACAGGAGGGGTTATTCCCTCTATCCTCTAAGGAGATAATATGACTGATACAAGTAATGTAGACGATACCCTGGTAAACGAAGATGAACTGACCCTGCTTAAAGAACGTGCTGATATGATGGGTATTAAATACCATCCAAGCATAGGTTTGGATAAACTCAAAGAAAAAGTAAATGAGATTCTTGTCATAGAAGAATCCCCTGTTGAAGAGACTCCCGGACAGAAACGAACTCGACTTATCCAAGAGGCAACAAAGCTGGTTCGTATCCGAGTTACTTGTATGGACCCAAATAAGAAAGGTTGGCCTGGAGAGATATTCACTGTCAGCAATGATGTCATTGGCACAGTTAGAAAATATGTACCCTTCAATGCTGAATCAGGGTGGCATGTTCCCAATATAATTCTGAAACACATGAAGAGAAAGAAACGTCAAGAATTCCGTAATGTAAAAACTCGTAACGGTATGGAGATCAAAGAAGGATATCTTGTCCCTGCCTTTGCCATAGAAGAACTATCTCCTTTGACAGAAGAAGAACTCAAGGAACTTGCTCGTAAACAAGCCATGAATCACAGCATAGACGAGTAGGAAAATAAATGACTACATTAATTGATACAATCAGTCTTGATGCTACAGCATCTCTAAAAGTACCAGATGTCAAAAGACTTACTACTCAGAGTATAGACGGTGTAGGTGTGTTTGATGTCCTAATGAAGACTACAAAACTCCATCTTAAAGAGGAGTATGAAGCTGGCAGGATCACCGGGCAAGAGTACGCTACTGTTTACATAGAAGCCATGAATAACGTCATGCAGCAGTCTGTTCAATTCCTCCTTAACACCCAACAGGAAGAAAAGATCCAGGCAGAAATAGCCCTAACTCGGCAGCATACTGTTACAGAATTAGCTCAAACTTCAGATACTATTCCCCTTAATCTTGGTTTTAACGAAAGTGATATTGTAGCCGGTATTATAGCTGGCAAGAAAGCTATAGATGTAAAGCAGGTAGAGCAACTTGATTCCCAGATTACTGCTACTACAGCCAACACAGAAGTACAGGATCTTTTGGCCGCCACTAAAGTACGGGCAACTGATTCAGAGATATCTTTAAATACTCTGTCTACCAATTCACAAGTTAGTATTGCTGAAGAAGATATAGCTTTAAAGACGTTGGCAAACACAGCCAGTATTGCCAATCAAAATGCACAAACTGTATCTAATGTTGCTGCTGCAACTGCTAATATAGATGTTCAAGATAATTTGAGTATTTCTAAAATTAACGCCCAGTCAGCAGATACTGCTTTGCAAGCTCTACTGGGTACATCTAAAATAGATGCTCAAACAGCAGACACCCTATTGCAGAGAGAACTTGGTGACTCAAGAATAACCTCTGAAACAGCTAATACAGCCCTCCAGGATCTCCTTGGTGCAGCTAAGATTAGGGAGATAGACTCTAGTATCCTTTTAAATACAGACTCCACTGAGAGCCAAATTAGAGCTTCTGATGCCAATACAGCATTACAGGCTACTTTGGGTACGGCTAAAGTAGAGGCAACTGAGGCAGAGAAAGCACTATCTGGTCAGAAACTTGTTACCGAATTGGCCCAGACTAGCGATGATTTTGGTTTAGCAAAAACAGCAGGCTACGGTTATAACAACCATGCAGAACTTGAAGGTTTGATGGAAGTACAGAAAGCTCAGGCCACTAAAGCCATGGAACTTACTACCCAACAGATGTTAACTGAAATGGCCCAGACTCAAGATCAGTTCCCACTTGAGGCAGGAGCCACAAGTGCTGTTGATATTCTTGGTATAGTCAAAGCTCAAAAAGATAAGATTAGGGCAGAAGAACTCCTACTAAGATACAAGGGTAATACGGAAGTAGCACAGACAATGGATGAAATACCTGCTGTTCATGATGCAGCAGGACTACTACCTATAGGGCAATTTGGTACTATGTATGATGTAGTTGGGTCCATTGGCAAAGAAAAAGAATTGCTTAAAGCCCAGACTGATGGTTTTGCTAGAGATGCC